ACCACCCGCCACCCATGCTAATTTTAGGCTGCTAGGTAGGGCAACGGGGAGTCTCCACGCGCCATGATATACGATAGACCCCTCGGATTTTTCTACCAAAACTATTAGTGCATCTCCTGACTCTCCACAAGTCCCATCATATACTCAGCCAGAAGTTCCTCCTTAAGAGTCTCCAACATCATATAGACTTCCTTATGGTCAGCATTGGTAGCCATCTTCAGGTCACCTTCAGATTTGCCTATGATTACAAAAGTGTCTGATTTAAGTAATAGTTCTGTTAATTCATCTTCTACTGTAGGTCTAATGTTAATTACTTTACCCATATAGGTATCCTTAAGTTATCTTATAGTTTTTATCTATAGAGAATAATACTTATACATCTCCTAAATAATCTTATTCCATAGTCATCTTTAGGGTATCTATAGTATCTTCCTACCTTATATGGTGGGTATTAATATATGTAGTAAAATCAATGTCTTAGTCTAACCCAATTATCTCTCTTTTGTGGTCTTCCTATAGAGGCTTCCATGAACTTATCTAGTTCGTTATCAAGCAGGTCTTTCTTATGGTCTTCAACTGCTTTCAGGATGTCTCTATCCATTGTTTCTACCCAGTAGCCTACGGCTATAGACAAGGCATCTAGTCTATCGTCATGTATCAGAGAGCCTCTTTCTCTAGTCAACCTGGTAAGTTGATAGAAAAGTTTATACTTAAGGTCTACCTCAGACTGGTAATCTTGTAGGATAACCTTATCGTCAACCACTAGCCTATGTTGGTTTAGGATAGGCTCTAGGGTATCTATAATCCTTTTCTCTTTATTAGTGTTGTGTCTTACCTCTTCGATAGACACTGGATGCACTCTAGTGAGAATAGGCTTAAGTAACTGTGTAAACATACCGTCACCGAAGTTACTCTCTACGATTATCTTATTGACGTTCTGTTGTTTAGCTACTTTAGATAGAACCTTAAGGCTATCTTCGGAATAACCGTTCTGTAAGCCTCCTGCTGCTGTAAGATACAACTGACCTTTAAGCATCTTGACTACAGTGTATGCTGTTTCATCCTTACCCCTACCTGCGGGGTCAATAGACATCACTGCGCCATCCCATTTAGCTGTCTCTGTAGAGGTATTCATGGGTGCTGCCCAATAGTCACCCTTAAGTCCTACATTAGGTAAGTGCTTTACGTTCTCTATCTGCTCTCTACCAGATGCCCACTGGACACTGACAGGTGCTTCAGACCAACTACTAGGGCCAGACATCACCATAAAGTCATTTATCTTAAGTGGATACTTATCTGCGTCAGATAGGGACACATCAAGCATAAACTGTAAGGCAAAGCCTGATTTACCATAGGATGCCTCTCGTTCTATAAGGTCATCTGAGTCAAATCTATCAGGGTCTGTAGGTTTGCCGTCTACATCAGGCTCATCAGCTACTATAGGGGCTAATTTGTACCCCATAGCTGTCTTTAGGCGGTCATCAGGGTATCTAGCGGGCCATATACGGGTCTTATAGCCTCTTTCATCAAGTAAATTGTAGATAGACATCTCTGTTTGGGGTGTTCCCAAGAAGATAATCCTACCGCCAGGCTTAAGTACCGCCTCAAACTCCTTAATAGTCTCTGCTAACTTGTCTCTCATCATCTGAGTCATAGAGTTATTAGCTGACTCTACGTCATCAGCAATGATTATCCCTGCACGAGACCCTGTAAGTTGTCCTGTTATACCTAGAGACTTCACAGAGGGCGCGTGAGAGGCTTTAGCTGGAGCCACATCAAAGGATATCTTAGACATTCTTTGTCCGTCTCGTGGCCTTAGATGAGCCAGAATGGGCATCTCGTGGATGAGCCGTAGGGTAAAGGTAGAGAAATCATCTGCCCGTGTCTTTGAAGCTGAAACCACAAGTATGTTTTCCTGTGGGTTGAGCAATAATTGGTGACAGACAAAGGCTGATGTTATCCAAGACTTACCAACGCCTCGGAATGCTTCGATAACTATCCTACGCTCATCCGCGTTTTGTAGATAATCACTTATGTCATATTGAACTGGTGTAGGGTTAGGAAGGTTAAGGTGCTTCCATGCCATGTATAAAAAGTTCTTGAAGTCTAATAACTGTTTGTTTACTGCCACACATTACCCCTTCTTCTTAAAGCCACCTTTCTTAGCTTTCATCTTTGCGTAGGTCTTAGGGTCAATCGTACTGTTTTTCTTAGAGCGACTGATGCCCTTCTTCTTTCTTATCTGCATGTTTCTATATAAAGACATAATAAATCCTTACTGTAGTGGTGTGGTGTCTGCATCAAATGGTAAGTCTTCTAACAGTTGTGCTAGAGCATTATCATCGGTAGGTATAGCTGTAACGTCATTGTCCTTGAGGAACTGACGGGCTACGTTTAGCTCCGCTGATTTACACTCAGGGTCTCTTATTTTCTCTAAGAGAACTGTAGCTAGTATCTCATGCAGCTCTTCTAGTTTAGAATCTTTCTTCATCTTATCGCTCCCTTTGTACACCTTTGGTTTTCTCCATAGTACGCATTGCGCCTAAGCCAAGCATACCCATCAGGACAGGCATCATCTGTGTTAAATCAAGGATTGGAACCACAACCGTAGATTCAGCCAGAGCAAGCGCAAAGTTGGCCAGTGGGATAACCATAAAGTTGCTCGCCATGCCCAGAACACATACCCATCCCACAGCAGGTCTCCAGCCCGCAACAAAGAGGCTCTTATGTGCCGCTTCTTTCTGATTAACAGCAATCTGCGCTTTCGCAAGCTCCTGTGCATGCCTCTCAGCCATAGTTGAAAGTTCAAATGCAATAGCATTCTTTTTATCTTTATCCTCTATGAATTTGTCTAGTAATCCCGTAACGGGGCCGATTAATTGCTGTATCATATTGCCTCACTTGAGAGGGTTGCTAAGGTAGTCCATACCTTGCCACAAGTCCTCTATCTCTTTAGTTATAGTCTTCATCCGTGTGTCTATGTCCCCAAGGCTCTCAGCAATGAGTTCACCTTGCTTAACAGTAGCCTTCATAGCCACTATCTCTTCAGATAGCTCAGAAAGCTCTGTTTTGAGTTCTAAGAGCTTTTCTTGCTGTCCGAGTATTGTGTCTAGGTTAGTTCCTAAAGTGGCTAATTTCTCTGTTATAGGGCTTATATTGGGTATCTTTCTTGTCTCTACTGTCTCAAGCCTTGAGTACAGACTTGAAGCTGTCCAGACTGTACCACCAATACTGGTTCCTATGGTCAACACAATGGCTATCCACACACCTTTAAATGATGTGTTCCCTATTTTTAGTTCAGTCTTTTCTAGGCTCATTGTTCACAATCCGTCCCATACATAAAGCAGTCGTAGCCTTGACCTACTGGGCTAGTCTGGAAGTACTCAGATTCAGTTCCTGAAGCTAGAATATCAGCCTCAGATACATATAGGTCTAACCCAAAGTTCTGCCCGTTGAGATACACTGCTGTAAGGTTTCTTGTAGTGGGGTAACCCATAGCAATCCACTGAGCATTAGCGTCATAAAAGATGTTTGTCTGTTCAGCAGTTGTGTTAGCGTTCTCTACGCCTTGCTCTAGGAACTCTACAGCTTGCTCATTACCTGCTACCGCTAAGAAAGCAGAAGCATTGTTAGCATGTGTTTCGATGTCATCTACAGACTGGTTATAGGTATCTACTTCTTCCTGGGTAATCGTCAGGACTTCTGTGTTGTTAGCTACAAAAGTTTGTACTTCAGCTTCTTCCTGCGGTGATGCAGCAGTCTCAGCTTTCTCAGCAACCTCTACGACCTGTATCATGTCTACAACAACTTCTGTGAAGGTGTCGATAGCGTTATCCATCAGGTTAAGCTCTTCCATAGCTCTATCTTCAAGCACAGTCTGCATGTCTCCATAAGGCTTATAGTTAGCCATATCGTATAGTGCAGAGTTATATGCCTGAAGTTGCTCTGAGCTTATGTGTGCATTCTGCGATAAGTTACCAGAGGAGAGTGCGTCACCGTGGTGTGCATACTCTGAAGCAGCACCAACTAGTTTTATACCTGTAGTCAGTTGGTCTACTATGGCACTTGAGGTATTTATAAGGTTATCTAGTTCATCTGATTGAGCTACGGAACTTAGCACTAACAGAGGTAATATCATCTTCTTCATCTGTAGCTTCTCCTCCTATATTAAGGACAGTGTTATACCAATCTTTAGTTTCTTTGTTGTAATCTGGAATGTATGTTTCAGGCTGACGTTTCATTACAAGAAAAGCTCTCTTGCCTACCACTAGCTTACCGTTAGATAACACGGGGCATGGAGTACCAGAGACAAACATTGCTTTCCATACGTCTATGCTTTGGCATAGCCTGGCAACAGCACTTACTTTCATCCCTAAGTCTGACAATAGCTTTGCGTCCCTGCGTCTATCACAGTTAGGGTCTACCTGATATGAACCTGTTGAGAAACCTACGCCTACCGTTTGGAGAGAACCACCAGTACCCTTTAGACAGGTGTCCATTCCGCTGGACATATAGGACGGTGATATAGCTGACCCTACAGGTATCTCACTAGAAGAACCTGCACCATTGTAATGGTTAGTTACTGAGTCATCTGTGGTAGTGTTGTTGGAAGAGACTGTAGAATCAGAAGTGAAACTATTAAGGCTACCTTCCTGAGAGTTTTGTGCGTAGGTGAATCCAGATATGAACAATAATAAGAGTAACCAAGGCATCTACCTCGATGACCCCTCATTTAATACACGGTCAACTGTTGCTCTTATATGGCTGATATTCTCGTCAATCCGTGCTAGAGAAACTGCCTGTCCTTGTACAAGTTGCTCTAGTCCATCTATCCGTGCTTCATGCTGTGCTATCTGTTTTTCGTTTGCCTGTGTGTTTGACGATAGTTCCGAAAAGAACCACACCAGCGCAATCGCTTGCATACCGATAGCAAACACAAATGTTAAAGGGACACTCTTCTGTAAGTGCCAGTTTTCGTTAGACATGGTGTGTCCTCTTTATTAAGTTTTAATGCAGTAGAGAATACCTGCGTTGAATGGACGGGTTTCGTCCCCTGTTCTTGGGGTTCCGTTGGTTCCGTCACTTGATGGGTTTCCTAATGCAGAACTTAATGTTTCAGTTCCAGTATTATTTGAAAACGGAGGTTTACTGCTAGTACTACCAGTTGAACTTCCATTGCTTCCTGTAAAATCATGTTTATGCCCTTGGAACTGGTCATTCTCAAAGTCACCCACAGATGGCCCAGCAAAGTCGGAACCGTTAGCCATGTTGTTAGCTGATATACCATGAGTACCTGCACCACGCAGGAAGGCACCTCTTAGGTCAGGCAACTCGAAGTAACTACCTGTTGGGCCAGTGTTCCAAGTAAGCCCAATGGCTGCATACAAATCTGGGTAATCAGACTGTAGTACTTGTTGTCCATTACACTCCAAGTACCCAGTGGGGGCTGTAGTACCCCCAAAGGTTATTATAGTTCCTGCTGGCGTAAGTTGTGGTTGGATGTCTGCGGTTACATTATCTAGGAAGTTAGCTTTGTTAGCTGCATCCCCTAAGTCTCTTGCTTGTGACATTCATGTTCCTCCTTACCTTACCAAGGTTTCCCTATTAGTATTGTTGGAGATGCTTGTTCAGCTAAGTCAGCATCAAGAGAGTCTTCAAGTGCTGTTGTATTTAATGCACCTTGTACCCAGCTAATTACATCGTTTTCAGTAAGATTAGCATAATCAATGTAACCTTCAGCAGAGGAGTCTGGAGTAAAACTACATGCACCGTAATTAGACGCTGTGAAGTCTCCAGAGGATTTACTTACGCTCCAATGGGCTACAACCACCCCGTTGTCTACGTTTCTTTCTAAGGTTTCTATGTTAAAGTTCATTACTCATTCTCCAGTTGTGCAACTCTGTTGCGTAATGATTGTATTTCTTTGATTAAAGTTGGTACTAGTTTAGAGTAATCTACACTCCACATATCTTCCTCAGCGTACCCCTCTGTTACCGCTTCAGGTGCAACAGTCTTTAGCTCTTGAGCAATAACACCAAAGTCCTGATGCTTTCCACCCTCTTTCCAGTCAAACTGTCTGATTTGAATAGCGTCAATCTTACTACCAGCATCTCCTGAGTCTTGGATGTTTTCTTTAAGACGTTCATCAGATGTAGTGTTGTAAGCTACAGTGCTACCAGTAAGAGTTATAGAAGCCTGTGTTGAGCCAGTAGAACTTTGAAAATCTATCATCTTAGCTGTGCTTGAGGAGCTGCTAGAGTAGTATGACTTTATATTTATACTAGCTCCACCATAGTAACCTGCTTGACAGAACGTACTTCCGTTGCCGTTAGCGACAAAAGCACTTGTAGCCTCAACCCTTCCTTGTACTCTTAACTTAGCCCCTTGTATTCCAGCATAGGTAGTCCCAATTAAAACCTTACCAGAAGAATCAAGACGCATTCTGTCATGACCGCCAGTGCTGAAGTCTAAAGTATTATCTGTTGAGGCAGATATACCTGTGTCAGGGTCGTTAGTAAAAGTAATAGACGGGGCGGCATGAGTACCATCGCCAACATAAAGGTTGGTAGCTGATGCAGTACCGTTTACATCAAGTTTGGTAGCAGGGTTTGTTTTGCCAACACCCAATTTACCAGCCAATGCTAGATAACTACTGTAAGAGCTAGTAGTTAGTGCAACACTTTGTGCGTTAGAAGCGTCAAACATATTAAGAGTACCAGCACCCGTACTGTCTGTAGTAACCAAGAACCTACGTCTAGCTGTATCTGTTCCATCTACAGTTTCTGTAGCATAAGAATCTATAAGAAACTGAGAAGTATAATTTGAGTTTTGGGTATATAATGCTGTTTTATGGTCTTGCGGAACGGTTGTAGCTCCGATAGCCACGCATCCACTGTTGTAATAAGCTGTATTCTCACTATTTGTAGACCACACGCTAGAACCTGAGCCACCACTACCAGCAACACTATCTACATAAGCCTTGATTGATGCTTGCGTAGCTAAAGATGTTGTGCTGTTAGACGCTAAATTGTTTTCATTTCTAATAGCTGTTATTGTAGTCCCACCCTGTATACTTAACCCATTAACAGTAAGCGAGCCTGTAGTTGTATCACTAGTATCAGCACGAAGATACTTAGAGTCAGTCTGTGTGGTTATATCAAACGAAGTTAAGTAGCTAGATAAATCTGGTGGCGTATATGTAAACACACCAGTGGTGTTATCATAACCAATACCACCATCGCCTGATGCAGTACCTTCTGTTCCGCTTACACTTATATCTGTTAGTGCTATACCACTTGCGGGGAGTCCCGTAAGGTTAGAACCATCTCCTGCAAAGGCTGTAGCAGTTACAGTGCCGTCAACATCAAGTTTAGTAGAAGGACTAGTAGTACCTATGCCTACGTTGCCCGCAAAGTAATTAGCTACATCAGACGCTATATAAACACCATAAGGCACTTCATTATCGGCTGTTACTTTGCCTTCTGTACCATTATAAGAGCCATAATATAAGTATTGCGTACCATCTAAAGTTACATTACTTGTTTGATTGTTAAATATACTTGAGTAAGTTCCATGCACTGAACCAACATTACTAGCGTTAGTGGTTTCTCGTATATCTACTTTATTATATGCGCCTCTGTAGTTTTGTTTCTTAGTAGCATCGGCGTGTAATATGGATTCACTTATTGAGCCGAAGTTGTTTCTTGCCGTTGAATCACTAGACGTACTTCTATTAAAGCTAACAAATTTAGCACCATAAGAGTTTGGTACTATGGCATCACCACTGCTTTGATTTTGCGCTGTAAAGTTACCACCTTGCACATTAGTGTTTTGATTATCATCACCTGCCCCAGTTGAAGCTGTAACCCCTTGTGCGTTTATGCCGTAAATTAAATCGCTATCTCCAGTAGCGTTTACATTTACATCAACACCATACAGACGATGCTCATTAGTTGTTGTTCCGCCTGTGGCTGTAGAATCAACATCTATGTTTAACCCTCTGTGATACACTTGGCTACCAGTAATAGCTTGGTCGCCACTAACATCCATATCAATTACAGAAGCCGCAAAAGCTGTTGAAGAGTCAGTATCTTTAGCCGCTATACGAACCCCTGCGTTTGATTGGTGGTTAATACTCACTGTGCCAGATACTTCGTTACCTACCGAATTACTACCTATATTAAACAAAGAATCAGTTCTAGTAGTGCCTAAAGAAAACTTACCATCCTTGTTTATTTGTGCTTTTTGGGCGTTGTTTGCATAAAAAGTAATTTTAGAAGTATCATTATCGTTGTTTTTATCTACACCTATTTGTAACTCATTAGAGTTAGTGTAAAGCTCCGCAGGGCTTGTATCACCTAAACGAATGTTACCTGATGTGTGTAAGGATTCTTGAGGGTCGCTGTTATTTATACCTACTTTACCTGCCGCCTCACAAAGAGTAACATTACCATTATGCTTTAGTTTAAGTTCAGCACTGTTACTACCTACATAGGTTAGTAGAAAATCAGCATCAGCATTGTCGTTTCCAAAATACCCTTTTACTATTTCATTTGTACTTCTTATTGCAAAGCCAGAAGTAACTCCACCTGAACCCTTAATATCTAAAGTATTTAAAGGAGTAGTAGTACCTATACCTACGTTACCTGAGTTGTAGTAAATGTCAGAGCCAGAAGTAGTCCATTGTGATGAGCCACCTGCATTTATAGTAGTAGTTAGTGTGCCACCATCTTGCTGTGTAAGCGTTAGGGTATTGTTACCAGAAGTATAATTAACCGCTGTAATGTGGTTGTTATAGGCTGTATCCCAGTTACTAATCTTAGTGTTTGTTACATTAGAAGCCGCATGAGCAAAGAACTGTGGGTCAGACTCAGTGTACGATGTGAGATAACCAGCCTGTGAATGGTCTCCCCATCCATAAGCAGTATCCCAGTTACTTGAATTGTAGCCTGTAGCAGTAATAGTTCCTGTAACGCTTATACCAGTGTTAGTTGTATTTAGTTTTTTACTGCCTGAATGATATAAATTGACTGGCCCGCTATCTTGTGCCGATAAGAAATACTGACTAGCGTCAGCGTTAGCTAGTATAAGGTCTTGCCCTGCTATACCTAAAGCACCCGCCCCAACTTCTTGTATAAAACATGTACTACCATTATAGTAAATTTGGAGTTCATCATTGTCCCCAACTTTAATTTTATTATTGGTACCTAGTTTTAAATCACCTGTTAGTGTCCCACCAGATAACGGCAAGAAGTTAGTATCAGTTAACACTGCTGCTCCTGTAGCAACAATATCTACTTTGTCCCCACTAGATGCCGCAGTGGATAGAACCACAGAAGTTCCATTAGTTGCAGTGAAGTCTGTGCCGTGTATTAACTTAGAACCATTCAGAAATACATCTACAAAACCTGAATCGTATGTAGCAGGGAATGTTGTAGTTGACCCTGCGTATGAACCTGAGTTAGTCCCTACAGTATAAACTACACGATTAGAAGTAAGTGCTATTCTTGATGTAGCATCTTGCCACCCTGTACCGTTATGCACCTTCATCATGTTGTTAACACTGTCCCACCATAAGTCACCTTCAGATGGCGCAGGGTCAGTAGGGGCAGTTGCCGATTGTCCGTAGTATCTGCTGTTGTAGCTGTTAGCTAACGCCTGGACATAGCTTTTTGTAGCCGCATCGGATGAAGCTGTAGGCTCTGCTACATTAATTACACGAAGGTTCTCCGCGTCATACTGATTAGTATCATTCTTAATAATCGAGTCGTTAGCTGTGTCGATGGCTTCTTGAGCCATGAAAAACCCCTGTGTGCTATCGGTGTCAAGGTCTGATTCCTTGAACACAGCACCAGCCGCATAGTCCACTAGCCTAGAGTTTTGACTAGTAGACCTACGGATTACAATCGCAGCACCATCTGCTGGGGCTACATTAAATTGTATTTGACCCGCTGATAAAAACGTATAGTGAGTAAGTTCTTGTTTAGTAACCCCGTCAACTTTAACGGTAATATCAGCTTTGTCCCTGTAGGAAAATGAAATAGTAAAGTCAGTGTTACTACCATTACCTGTGTACCTATGAAGTGCATAAGACATAATTATAAATTCCCAATGTTAAACATTATGTTATCTGAAGAGCTTTCCCCTGTTCTACCTTTGATAGCGCGCTCTAGTACGTCTTGATAAGTCTGGTCTATTGAAAGTTCTTCACTATACAAGCGCATAAATGCCACATCTCTAAACTGATTAATATACTTTCTAGCATATTGTTCAGCTATCCCTACTTGAGATGCTGTCCCCATAGGTAAATCTCGGATAGAGTGGAGAACCTCTATGAGGTCTGACTCATGGACATAACGCATCCATCTGTCATAATAACTTTCAGTTCCATCTGAGGTTACTTTTGTGCGTAAGTCTATATCGCCCATGTACTTCTTATACTTGTATGGAGCAGTAAAGTGTGTGTCACCTACCTGTGCTAATTTGTATAAGAACTGTTCAACCTCAAACTCTTTATCAGATTTACCACGCTTACGGTCTTCCACTGATGCTGTACTAAAGTAATAAAGTTTAGCTTCAGCATTAGCGTCAGTCCGTGGCCTTCCTAATGCGGTGTATTGTTTAGGCACTAAGGGGTCTGCGGGGTTGACACGCTGTCTTATGAATTGCTCCATTGTTACAGGGTCACCAAACACAGGGTTATCTAGCATCTTCATTTTGTAGTAGGTGTTAGGCAAGAAGGCTTGTACCTTTCTGCCTACAAACTTAATTAACTGGTCTGAACGGTCAGGCTCACCTAAGTCTTCCCAAAAGTCAGCAACAGCATCCACACCTGAAGCTAGGTTAGCGTCCCTAATAGACTGTGCTATAGAACCTACACCTACAGCTACAATAGACTGTATTTTATCTAACTCAGTCTGGTCTATGTTTTCTCCCTGCTCTGCCCTGTAAGCCAGTGTTTCAGCTCTTTCCAAAGCATTAACAATAATTTTTATTGGGGTTGAGAAAGGGTCAAAGTTACGGAAGTTAAATGTACTTCCATCACTAAAACGTATAGAGTAAGGCTCTAAACCCGCGTTCTCACCCTGCCTTGTTTGTTTGTAATCCTGCCCCATAGCACCAGTGATGTTACCTGTAGAGTATAAGGCAAACACAGAGCCAGCAATGGAGTAGGACATGATGGCTTCGCCCTGCGCTCTTGCTTGGCGCATTGCACCGTTAGCCCCTTTGAGGTCTTTAATAAAGTTAGGACTAATCAGATTAATACCTGGTGTAAGTCTTATGCCCTCCTCAAATACACGCACAGGTGTACGGAAGAACAACTGACCTGCTAAACGCATTACAGGATGCTTGTTTACAAACTGCTCATAGCCTCTTGCTAACTGTGATGCAGCCCCATTACCAGAGAAGTCTCTCTTGAATAAAACGTCTTGAACATAGTCGCGACCATCTTGGTCAGTAGCTTTGTTAAAGACATCTTTGTTCCTATCAAGTTCTTTTGTGATATGGTTCTCTAACTTTTTACCGCTATATCCTAATGAAATACCATCTTGCATAAGGATGTCGATGGCATTCTCTTCAGGTGCGTAGGCTTTAGCTAACGCTTTGTCTACTTCTTTCTGTACAAAAGCATCTAGCTTTTTACCCTTCATACCTTTTGCTACGCCTTTTTCCATAGCGTCACCTGTAGCTTTACCTACTGCATAGCCACGGTAGTGCAGGTTCTCAAAGAAAGCATCTTGGAACAACAAAGCTCTAGGGAAGAAACGTAAGAAGTGACCCCCATACTTTTTAGGTATAGTGTTGTACTCCTCTAGGAATCTTGCAGAGTCACCTGTCAGTATTGACTTCTCGTACCTCCAAGCAGCTCTAGCCATCTTGAACGCAGATGAAGTCATAGAAATCATAGAAGAATACTCAGCCACCATCTTCTTACCTGCTGTCCTAGACACACCGTCTTGCATCAGGTTATTTAGGAAAGGCTTGTATATAGTCTTAGCTAACGAAGGTACAGTGTTTACAATCAAGGTTGCAGGAGAGAATACAAAACTAATCATTACCTCATTAAGTACTTTGATTGGTTTGTTAATCGCCCTGTATATTGAAGAACCTTCTTGGTTTAATACCTCTTCTTTGAATCCATCAACTGTAACTTTTCTTTCATGTTTTAGTCTTAAGAACTCTGAGGTATCACCCCCTTTTCGTGCTACTTCTATCTTCTTATCTAATGCTTTTATAGCTTCTGTTTGCTCATGCTTAATTGTCTTTTCTACAAACAAAGCGTCCCACTGACGTTCTGCTTCAGTGCGAGACAATCCCTGCTCTTCTAGTGACTTAATGGTTACACCACGGACATCACCAGTGTTTAGGCTTGTTTGTCTAGCGCGTAGTCTTGCCCCAGTAATTGTAGACATAGCTGCATCAAGTTCATCAAGAGGAGCAATAACATCTTCTAACTCATCTATCTGGATTCTTAATGCCTCTGCTTCACTAGCATCAGCTTTTATCTGTTTCTGACGTAGGTTAAACACTTTTACTTTTAGTGCAGATACTGTTTGGCTTGTAGTAACCTCTAGTACTTCACTCTGCCCATCAGTTAGCTCTTTATTCTTTAAGTAAGCTGCAAGGTCTTGTGGGCTTCTTGCGGAAGCCTCCTTAAGTAGTTTCTTAAAAGGTTGGACAGCCTCCACTAAAGCTGACATATCCTGAGTCCCGTCCTCTCGTAGAGAAGATACTTTAGGTGCAGGTACATGCCTTTTGATTGCTTGTATTAACCCATCTAGGTCAGAACGTATTTGTTGTGCAGGAGTTACTTTGACTTGTCCAGGCACTTCCCCTTTACTTGGGTTAGGAGCTGTTGCTTCAATAGGTACATCAGCTTCATTAGCATCAGGCAAGTTTTTAATAGCTACATCACCATCAACTTCTGAAGCTATTTCTTTAGTGTTTTTAGTTCTAATCTTTTTGACTGCAGCAGTTAGTCCTGTGCCTAAGCCAAAGCCAGCTACAGTCCCTATAGTTGCTGACTTAGCTACCCTGCCAAAGTCTATATCTTCACCAGACACAGAGGTTTCAACCACCTGTCTATTAATGTCATCAACTGCGGTGTAAACACCAGACTCGACACCAACAATGACACCGCCTCTAGTTGACTGCTTCAACAGTTCCTTAAGGCCTTGCTTACCTACTTGTTTAGCTCCTTGGCTTGCTGCTGTACCGATACCAAACGTAGTTAAGCCTACATAGGTAGTAGGGTCAGTTAGTACGCCCTTGAAAAAACGCTTTGCCCCATTCCATGACACACCTAAGTCATCGTAGGATTCCATCATGTATAAGAAAGCCTTACGCTGTACTTCCGTTGCCCCAGAGATACGGTTAGCATCAAGAGTCATTTTAGGGATGTTCCAGTTGAACCACCCCATTGTCTCTATCCCATACTTAGCGTAATCTTCTGGGGACAACCTTGGGGCATCAGCACTATTATTCATGTTGTAAATAATCTCTGATGCCTGTTGGAAGTACTTGTCGTTTTTTAGGTCTTCATCATAGATTGAACCTTCTTCATCTAAGTATGTTTCATTAAAGCCTGACTGCTCTGGTTGTAGGTATTTAGCCCTAAGAGCATCAGCTACCCCAGTGTTTTGGTTCAGGTATTTAGCCCTAAGAGCATCAGCAATGCCTGACATACTATTCTCCTTTGTATTTCTCCATCATGGAATCAACTAGTCTTCTGACAGCTATTTCACCTGCTGTGTTAGGCTCGTCATCTTTAAAGAATCCAGGGCCATAATTAAAGTCAGCGTTTCCGCTTAATCCTAAAGAATCTATAACTAGTTCTACTATGTCATTTTCTTTAGGAGCTTTTACTTTACCGCCTTTACCTCTTGATGTTCCTACATTGGCATAACGCGCTGATACAGCTTCCTCCACTTTAGCCATCATGTCTTCAGGCAAGTTAAAGTTAGCTGATTGAGCGTCAAACCCAAGGGACTCAGTAGCCTGTGAATAAGCCTTTTGCTGTCTTTCAGAAGTTTGTTCGGGAGACTTATCAATTAAGTACTCTCCCTGCCCATCTGTATTAGTTACCTTGTAGTCATCTGTAGGTGCTTGTTGATTACCTACAGTAGGCTCGTTAGCACTTGGCTCAGTAACTTCAGAAGTACTATCACCTACAGGTATCAAATCGTCTTCCGTAGCATTCTCTAAAGTAACACCAGGCTTCAATGTGTATTTGATGCCGTTTAACTCTAATTCTTGTGAAACTTCTTCACTTGGGGTACTTACGGCCTGTTGTTGTGCGCCACTTAATGAAAGTATTTTTGCCAACTTAGCTTCAACAACGTCAGCAGCTCTGTCATAAATACCGCCCTCATTGTCTAAATCTGAAGGGCTTGGAATTTCCCCTTTTTCTAGTATAGGGGTTATGCCCCGTATCACTGCTCTATTAAACTCTTCTAAACCAATTTGGTATAATGACGTACCTTGTCTTGCAAGAGACGAAATAGCCTTTGTGTTTGCTGCAAGGGGGTCTTCCATACTGTCTATAGTACGCCTTAATCTTGAGTCGTACATTTGGGTATGGGTACCTGTCTGGAGTAAACTAGTCCCTTGTATAAGAACAGGCAGTTCCTTTAAGTAGGCTTGCATCTGTGTAGTAGTTAGAGGTAGCTCTCTAGCCCTAGCAATTTCTTCGGCTAGATTTATTTTGCCTAATGAGCCTCTCAAAAGAATATCTTGTTTATCTAGAGTGTAAGACGCACTGCTTTCTATAGGGTCAATATACCTATTTTTAAGTGTTTGTTGCGCCCGTTCCCTAGTCATGGCAAAAATGCCTTTTTCTAAATCACTAAGACCCTCTGGCATTGTAGTCCTTAGTATCTTTTTTACACCATCCCAATCTTGCTGTGATGCCATATTAGCGAACTTAGCGTCCACATCTACTGATGCCGCAGCAAGCCCTGCTTGTAACTCAGCGTTTTTCTCCTGCTGTTCATCTACAGCAAGTTTAGTCACTTCCTGTCTAGCCAATACTAGTGCTTCTTTGGTTTCGTCATCACCAGACCAAGGCAACTCCTCAATAATATTTAGAATTTGGTTGCCTCTTAAAGGGTCGTTTTTAGCTTGCTGTATTAAGGTGTCACGCCAAATACGCTTATCTTTAACCCTGTCCTGTGCGTATGGAGAAGTACCAGCAGTATTTAACTTTTTATCACCTGCTTGTAGTTTGTCTTCTGCTACAATAGCCTCTACAACACCTGCAAATTCTTCTGGGTTCTTTAAATCAGCATCTTTAATAAAACCGAATACTTTAGTGTTTACAGCTGTTTTATGCTCTTTTTCAATGAAAACCTTTCCTTCACTAATCGCTTGTTTACTTGCTTCATTCCAAGCTCTCTGCATCCCTGTGACAGTACCGCCTTGGACAAAAAACTTACCATCGGTTTTCTCCATCTCGTTTGCAACCATGTTGTCGTAAGCGTTTTTAAAATTTACTAAATCAAACCTTATATTGTCAGGGAGGTTATTAAGGTTCTTAACAGTCTTGTTGTAGGACTCATTGTCATACTTTGTTTCAATAATATTGCCTACTACTGGCACAGATAAATACTTAAAGTCTTGTCCAAGCGAAGTTGCATCTAAGTAAGCCTTATCAGCATCCGCTGTAAACTCAGCCGCCATCTTTTCTGCAGTCTGTTTTTCCATTTCTTGGCGGTCAAGGTACGCCTTTTCAGCAGACTTCTGCCCTGCCGCAGAAACTACATTTAGGGCATCTGCAAGTTGATGTGCAGAAGAATCAGCAGCTAGTGCGGGTTTGCCTGAATAAGCATCTACAGGCGTTGCTGAAGGGGTGGATACATAATCCAGTCCCTCTAAATCGGTTACTATAGGTTGTCTAGCCATTAGTCAAATACCCCTTCCCACCAAGAATCAAAGTTATCAGCTGCATTAGTACTAGCCATTGAAGGCCCAAAACTACCTGCAGCCATTGCTAAATAGTTAGGTTCTGAAGGAGGACTTAAGCCTTGCATCCGAGCAACCATAGTTTGTGCAGCTCTTGTAAACTGGTCATCTATGTTTTTCTGACGGCTTTGATAGGTTTCCTTGGCCCTACTATTTATCTTAGCTTCCTGCCTTGATATATTATCAAGCAGTCTTTTAACAGTTATTCCACCAACACCTGCTTCTGCCATTTGCACATTAGCTGACGATTCAGCCTCCATAGACCTACGCTGTATATCTAGGTTTTGTTGAGTGTATGCTCTAGCTTCTTCTGTACTTCTGCGAATAAGAATTTCACGGTCTAGAGTTATGGCAGCTAACGCATCTTCACGGGCAAACTTATTCTGTAGCTTCTGCATGTTGTAAGCTGCATAAGCTGACCCTGCCTGTGAGCCAAACTGCATACCAGCCATTAAAGCTGAGAAAGCCCCATCGGCACCGCTACTGTTTGAACTAGTCTGACCTGAAGTCTGACCTGAACCGCTTTTTGCACTACTCATTATTTAATCCTCTTTTGTAAAAGATAGAAGTCTTCTCCACCTTGTTTGTACACTTTATTTTTCATTACATCAAAGCCACACCACTCTAACCACCTAATACTTGTGCGGTTGTTTTTGTGTATGATGTTGTAAACACTTTTGTAGCCTTTTGATAACTCTTCTATAGTAGGCTTGCTTAACTTAAGGATGTCCTTTTTATAGTGTTCAGCTAGGTCAGATGTAAGCATCCATATAACACCATTAGCAGGGTTTTGTAGACATTGAGATGCACCACACATAAAGACTACTTTGTCACCATCTTTACCTGCTAAAACTTTAGTGTTAGGCATATTAAATGCGCTAAGTAAACTTGCTTCAGCAGTTCGTCCTGTAGCCTCAACCTCTAGTTTATCTATAGGACGTAAGCGTGGGGCTAAATTAATAGCGTCACGTTGTAGTGCATCTACTATCTTAATCATTATATTCGCTTTGACCTTATGTTGAAGAAACCTTCCCACTCTGCACTCTGGAAAGCACATGGTAGAAAAGTATCTGCGCTAATTTGAACAGTTAATCGGTCATTTTTAGATTGTAAAGGAAACCTAAAAGTACCGTCATTTAATACTACTTCACCAATAATCGAACCTGCTTGGTTAAGGGTTACACCCCTATACTCGTAGCTATATGTAGGTCTTGAGACTGGGGTAACATTTATTTTAAAATTACCTGTGTTCTCAAAGTTCACATTCATAGTCCGCATTTGTAAACGGCCCGATTGTATAGAGGACGCTCCATTTCGCTCTTTGACGTATTGGTGTGAGAAGGTGTAAGTCATTGTGTACGGAATGCCTAAAATACACGGGTAAGCACTAAAGTCACCGTCAGCTACAACTTGGTTTGACCCCCCAAGCTCATGCGCCATAGAAGCTAAAATGTTTGTTCCTTTAGCTGTTGGCCAGGTGCCTCCTTTAACACAAACTACATCACCTGCATGTCCGTAAGGAATTTCCCAGGTAGTTGTGTCAGTGTTAGTATTATAAGTCCCCGTTACGGTAGTTTTACGGTCTGCTCTCACACAGTACGATACCCCTGTGTCATCTAGGTATTGTAAGTCTATTTTAAGTACAGCAGTCTGACTACTAGTATTAGTTGCGCGACTAACAACAAGGTACAAATCACTTTCAACAACACTTATATCTAGTATGGAATCTTCTGAATTAAATTCCCAAGTAGACCAACTAGCT